GCATCCTTTTTAGCACGTATGGGCAATATGCCTGGCGCTGAGATGAAAGATGGAAAGCCTACCCGACTTTTACTTTCTCTTAGAGCTTGGGGCGCAACGTCCAAGGAAGACGCTAAAGCAAAGGCTAAAGCGATCTCTAAGAGGAATAGTAAATGAGGCCAGTATCAGTCGGACTTAACCCCACAGCTAATACGCTGACAACTGTTTATACAGTTCCTACGGGTTACTACGCCAAGTTTACTGTGATGTACATTCACAATACTGGTGGTTCGACTAAGCACATTACTGTTCAATGGTATGACGCAAGTGCTGCCACAACCTTGGATATTCTTACTAATTACGACTTAACTTCTAAAGAATACCTGCAATTTGATGGCAATGCTTATATCGTTTTAGAAGAAGGCGATAGAATTCAAATTACTACTCAAAGTGCAAGTACATTCAGTTTTATTGCCACATTTGAAGTATCAGGAGCGCAAAGAACATGACCTACTTAGAACTTGTTAACGATGTGTTAGTTCGCTTGCGTGAAAGCACAGTGTCTACTGTTGGCGAAACAACCTATTCCGCATTGATTGGCAAGTTTGTCAATGATGGTAAGCGTCAGATTGAAGATAGTTATTCATGGAATGTACTATCTCAGACAATTACAGTTACTACTACTGCTGCCACAAGCTCTTACGCTTTGACAGGTGCGGGTCAGAAGTTCCGTGTTAATGACGCTATTAACACTACCAGTGTTATAACTTTAGATAACACCACTGTTGCGGACATGAACCGCAAGCTCAACTTTGGCACACCTTCACAGTCTATTCCTAGCGAGTTCTGCTTTAACGGGGTAGATGGTAGTGGCGACACAAAGATTGACTTGTTTCCCGTTCCTGATGGTGTCTATACACTTAAATTTGATTTGACCATCCCACAGGCTAATTTGTCTGCTGATGGCACATCTGTAAAAGTTCTTGATTACTTGGTGACTCAAAGTGCCTATGCTCGTGCTTTGATTGAGCGTGGTGAAGATGGTGGAACAAACTCTAATGAGGCTTATGCTTTGTTTAGAGGAATGCTCTCTGACGCTATTGCATTGGAGTCAACTCGTTATCCTGAAGACAACTTTGTGGCGGTCTAATGGCAGCACAACTCCAAAGTTATAGTCTTTCAGCACCAGGCTTTTATGGCCTGAATACTGAAGATTCTCCCCTTGATTTAGGGGCTGGCTTTGCTTTGGTTGCAACTAACTGCATCTTGGATCAGTATGGTCGTATTGGTGCTAGAAAAGGTTGGTCAAGGGTTAATCCCTCTTCTGGCAATCTAGGTGCTAATGATGTTGGTGTTATCCATGAGTTAGTTCAGACTGACGGGACTCTTACAGTTCTGTTTGCTGGAAACAACAAGATATTCAAACTTGGTACTGCTAATGCAGTGACTGAGTTGACCTATGGTGGTGGCGGTACTGCTCCTACCATCACGGCATCTAACTGGCAAACTGCATCTTTGAATGGGATTGCATACTTCTTTCAAACAGGTCACGATCCAATCATTTATGACCCCGCAGTAAGTACAACTACTTATCGCAGAGTTTCTGAGAAGTCAGGCTATGCAGGATCAGTTCCATCTGCCAACATTGCCATCTCCGCATTTGGTCGCCTATGGGTGGCTAATACATCTACAGACAAAGTAACTGTTACCTTCTCTGATCTGATTGCAGGTCATGTATGGAGCGGTGGTACTTCTGGCTCATTGGATGTTTCACGGGTATGGCCTAATGGTGCGGATGAAGTGATGGGCTTGGCAGCACATAATGATTTCTTGTTTATCTTTGGTAAACGACAGATTCTTGTCTATTCTGGTGCTTCTACACCCGCATCATTGGTTCTGAGCGACACAATTGGTTCTATTGGGTGTATTGCTAGAGATACCATTCAAAGCGTTGGTTCTGATGTTATTTTCTTGTCAGACTCAGGTGTTCGTTCACTGATGAGGACAATCCAAGAGAAGTCTGCTCCTCTAAGAGACTTGTCTAAGAATGTTCGTTTTGATCTAAACTCATCTTTGGCAGGTGAAACATTGGTTAACTTGAAGTCTGTTTACTCAGAAAAAGAAGCCTTTTATCTGCTTGTTTTACCCGCTACTTTCCAAGTTTACTGCTTTGATACCAAGCAATCTTTGCAAGATGGGGCATCTAGGGTCACTAAGTGGGACTCTATTGCACCAACTGCTTTACGTTCTTTGCGTAATGGCGACTTGTATATTGGTAAGAATGGCTATATCGGTAAGTATGGAACGTATCTTGATGACGCATCTACATATCGTTTTTTGTACTATACAAATAATGCTGACTTAGGAAACCCTAATCAGATTTCTATCCTAAAGAATGTTACTGCCGTTGTAATTGGTGGGTCTAATCAGTTCTTAACAATCAAGTGGGGATTTGATTATTCTGGTGCTTATCAATCAGAGAACATCTATATTCCTACACAAATAAGCTATGAGTATGGCATTGCTGAATACAACATTGCTGAATACACAAGTGGCGTTCCAATTAAGACTTTGACCGCTAATGCTTCAGGTGCGGGAAAGATTGTTCAAACTGGTTATGAAACAACAATCAATAATGTTTCATTTTCTCTGCAAAAGATTGAAATTCAAGCCAAAGATGGCAAAATAGGGTAAGAGGTAAACCATGTCAAATTACACCAAATCAACCAATTTCGCTACCAAAGATAACTTATCACCTGGCAATCCTTTAAAGATTGTTAAGGGTACAGAGATTGATACAGAGTTCAACAATATTGCTACTGCTGTTGCGACAAAGACAGACAATGCTTCTGCCGCAATTACTGGCGGTACGATTACTGGTATTACAGATTTAGCGGTTGCTGATGGCGGTACAGGTGCTTCTACGGCTACTGCTGCTCTGAATAATCTTTTGCCTAGCCAAACAAGCAATGCAAACAAGTATCTTCAGACTGATGGCACAAACGCCTCTTGGGATGCTGTAAGTCTATCTACTGCTGACATCACAGGAACTCTGCCCGTTGCCAATGGTGGTACTGGTGTAACTTCATCTACTGGTACAGGCGCAGTTGTTCTGTCAAACAGTCCTACATTGGTGACTCCCACATTGGGAACTCCTGCTTCTGGTACGGCAACTAACCTTACAGGTCTTCCGATCTCAACTGGCGTAAGTGGTTTGGGTAGTGGTGTAGCTACTTTCTTGGGTACTCCATCATCTGCCAATCTAGCTTCTGCCGTAACAGACGAAACTGGTTCAGGTGCTTTGGTGTTTGCCAATAGCCCAACTTTGGTGACTCCTGCTTTAGGCACTCCATCTGCTTTGGTTGGCACAAACATCACAGGTACTGCTTCTGGTTTGACAGCAGGCAATGTCACCACTAACGCTAACTTAACAGGTGCAGTCACTTCTGTTGGCAATGCAACATCTTTAGGTTCATTTAGCTCCTCCAATCTTGCAGGTGCTTTGACAGATGAAACAGGTTCAGGTTCAGCAGTATTTGCTACTTCGCCTACTTTGGTCACTCCTATCTTGGGAACACCAACAAGTGCCACACTGACAAATGCTACAGGGCTTCCTATTGCTACTGGTGTGTCAGGTCTAGGCACAGGTGTAGCAACGGCTCTAGCGGTCAATGTAGGCTCATCTGGCGCACCTTTGGTCAATGGTGGTGTGCTTGGTACTCCATCTAGCGGAACTGCTACTAACCTTACAGGCTTACCAATTTCAACAGGTGTATCTGGTTTGGGTACTGGTGTAGCTACTGCTTTAGCTGTCAACGTAGGTTCTGCTGGTGCTGCTGTTGTTAATGGCGGTGCATTAGGCACACCCTCTGGTGGTACTGCAACCAACTTAACTGGTTTGCCTTTGACCACAGGCGTAACAGGTCAACTACCTGTAGCTAATGGTGGTACAGGAACAGCAACTCCTAGCATTGTTGCGGGAACAAACGTAACTGTTACAGGAACATGGCCTAATCAGACTATTGCCTCATCTGCTGGTGGTTCTGGAACTGTAACAAGTGTTGATGTAAGTGGCGGCACAACTGGTTTAACTACTTCTGGTGGGCCAGTTACATCGTCAGGAACAGTAACCTTGGCTGGTACTCTAGCAGTAGCTAATGGTGGTACTGGTCAAACATCCTATACAGATGGTCAACTGTTAATTGGTAATAGTACAGGCAATACGTTGACCAAGGCGACATTGACTGCGGGAACAAACGTCACAATTACCAATGCTGCGGGTGCAATTACGATTGCTGCTTCTGGTGGTGGTGCTTCTGCCGCTACGCCTACTGTGTTAGGTACTGTTTACGGAAAGCAAACTACAAGCGGTGGCACACCTTATTTAACTGCTTATGGATATAGTGCGGGGACTTTAACCACGGGGATTGAAAACGTAGCGTTTGGTGTGCAAGCACTTGAATTAAATGTTACTGGCACTAATAATACTATGTTGGGTACGTATGCCGGAAGTAATAATACTAACTCTTTTAATGTTGCGGTTGGCTCACACGCTTTGCGAAATAATACTTCAGGGGCTAATAATATCGCTATAGGTTACGCTACGCTTGTATCTAACAGTACCAACAGTAACAATGTTGGTGTGGGGCATCAAGCACTTAATTCCAGCACAGCATCAGGCAACACGGCAGTAGGTTATCAAGCGAGTTACTCAAACACAACAGGCGGTGGAAATGTTAGTGTTGGTTATGAAGCACTTAAAAATAACGTCACAGGCGCAAACAACACTTCTGTAGGTTTTCAAGCATTAAGTTTAAACACTGCTAGTGATAATGTGGCAGTTGGTGAAGAAACTCTTTATGCAAACACATCTGGCGTATCCAATACCGGAGTTGGTCGCCTTGCACTTACAGCCAACACCACAGGCAATGCGAATGTTGGAATTGGAAGAAATGCTTTACCAGCAATTACGACTGCCGAACAAAATGTTGGCGTAGGAAATTCAACTTTAGAAAGTGTGACAACAGGTTTTTACAATACGTCATGTGGGCACAGAACTGGTAGAACTCTTGCAACTGGAAGTTACAACTTATATTTAGGTTCGTATGCTAATGCGTCTAGTTCTACTGTAAATTATGAAATAAATATTCAAGCCACTTCTGCGGATACTCCAGGCAAGGGCGGTTCAACTGCTTTTATTAGTGCTGGCGGTGGAGGCACATACAACGGGGCTAACACAACAACATGGGCAACCACATCTGACCAACGCTTGAAGAAAAACATTGTTGACAACAACATTGGTTTAGAAAAACTTACACAAATTCAAGTGCGTAATTTTGAGTATCGTTTGCCAGAAGAAGTTGATGCAGAACTCAAGCCAACTGATGCAATTAAAAAATCAGGCGTTCAACTTGGCGTAATTGCTCAAGAATTGAAAGCAGTTTTGCCTGAGTGCGTAAAGACTGAAACCACAGGCGTTATGTCTGTTGATGCAGACAATCTTACTTGGTACTTAATTAACGCAGTCAAAGAATTGTCTGCTCGTGTTAAACAACTTGAAGGAAACTAATCATGGAAAACCCAACATCAGAACAAATTGCACAGCACTACTCTGCCGCAATGGATAGCGTCAACCTAATAAATGGTGGCAAACCAGATAGCATGTCTGATGCTGATTGGGCTGATTGCCTGTCACGCAACAAAGAACATTTGAAAATCATGTTGGCTAAAGACTACTGGACAACTGAAGACCTTGCACCATTGCAAGCCGCATCCGAATAAAAGGAAAATATCATGGCCGTAACGAATCAGCAAATTATAGATTTCTTGCTTACTAATCCAGGCATGAGTGATGCCGATATCGTCAAGGCTATGGAAACGTATGGAGTCTCTCCTGCTCAAATGGCTCAAGCTGTTGGCTTAAAAGAGGGCGAAGTAGCGGCTCGTGCAGCGGTTACTATTCCTCAAGGTCAAACAGTAACTCTTGGCGATACTGTTGTTCAACCCGTATATCAAACTACTGGTTCTGGAATGGATCAGCAAGTTGGTGGACTTGAGAATGTTATTACCTACAAAGCCACTGATAACCAAGCTGGTGGATCGTATACGCAATACACACCTACTGGTGAAGTAGAGAAAACTGGCACTCAACAAGAAGTTAAAAGTGGTCTAAAAGAGTTTGCATTGGGTGCGGGATTACTCTTTGGCTTGCCAACCATATTGAATGCAGGTGCGGCAGCGGCAGGTACAGGAGCATTGACTGCGGCACAAACTGCGGCACTAACTGCTACAGACTTAGCCATAGGTGGTGGAAGTTTAGCGGGTACGGCAGGATTAACAGCTGCTGAAATTGCCGCTGCTGGTGCTGGTACTTCTACAGGATTACTAACAACTAATGCGGCTACGACTGCGGCAACCACTACTGCCGCAAATACCGCCGCTACCGCTGCCGCTACAGGTCTAACCACAGCTAAAGTAGCTGAACTAGTAAGAACAGGCTTAACAACTGCACAGATTGCTAATTTGTTTTCAACAGGAGCAACTACTGCGGCTGGCCTTCTCCAACAGCAGACATCCCGTGAAGCGGCTCAAGCGGCACAAGCCAAAATTGATGTTGAGACTGCTGCGGCTAAACAAGCGGCTCAGTTTAGACCTGTTGGCATGACCACTCGCTTTGGTACTTCTCAATTTGTAGTTGATCCAGTAACTGGTCAATTGACAAGTGCGGGATATACATTAGACCCACAAGCTAAAAATGCTCAAGATCGTTTAGTTAGGTTGGCAGAACAGGGTTTAGTTCAAGCTGAAGGAGCGCAAGCACAATTTGCCCCTCTTCAAGCTGGCGCACAAAGTCTCTTTGGTTTAGGTCAAGGCTTTTTAAACGCTCAAAATGATCCTCGTTTGGCACAAATTGCTTCTCAATACTTAGAGCAATCACCAGAAAGCAAGCGTTTAACAGCACTTGGCGGTGATTATTTAACGCAATCTCCTGAGAGCAAAATGCTTACTGCTCTTGGAAGTAGATACATTGCTCAATCTCCTGAAGCAGTAGCTCAGAACTATCTCAATCAGCAGATGGCTTTGTTGCAACCAGGCAGAGAGTTAGAGTTGGCTACTTTGCAAAACAAACTGCAACAGCAAGGTCGTGGTGGTCTTTCTGTGGCTCAAGGCGGTACTTTGGGTGCTACAACTCCTGAACTACAGGCTTTGTATAACGCTCGTGCGCAACAAGAGGCTCAATTAGCGGCTAATGCTCAACAAGCGGGACAACAACAAGTTCAGTTTGGTGCGGGCTTAGTTGGAACGGGTCAGCAACTTGGAATTCAAGGTCAACAGTTTGGTGCAGGTTTAATTGGCACAGGTCAGCAACTTGGAATGGCGGGGCAACAGTTCGGCATGGATACCTTGGCTAGACAACAAGCCCTTGAACAGCAAAGAATTGGTTTCGGTTCTGGACTATTAAGTCAAGGTTCGGGACTCTTGGGTCAGTATTATGCGGGTCAACAAGCTGCTTATGCACCTTATACGACTGCTTTGGGACAAGTACAGAACTTGGAGACTTTGGCACAACAACCCTTCCAATTGGGTGTTGGTCTTGGTAAAGAAACATCTACAGCAGGTTACAACGTAGGTCGTTTAGGCTTAACGGGTGCGGGTCAAAGCGTTGCTCTAGCTACTGGTGCAGATGCCACTAGAAACCCATACGCATCTGCAATAGGTGGCTTGGCGGCTAACCCCTTGTTTGGGCAATATGTGGGTGGTTTGTTTGGTAGCACTCCACAAGCAAGTTTGACAGCAGGGTTTACACCCGCCCAAATTGCGGCAACAGAAGCTCTGTATCCCTCTCTTTATGGTTAAGGAATTATCATGGCAGAAAATATTGTAGCGGGTCTGTTTGGGCTAACACCTGAAATGTATGGTGAACAACAGCGTAGAAGTGCTTTGCGTGAGGGTATTGACTTTGCTAAACTGACTCCTGGTGAAGCGGGTGCGGCAATGACCTATGCGGGTGCTAAAGGGCTTGGTGGTGCTATTGCGGGTGCTTTGGGTGTGCAAGACCCTCAACTTCAGCGCATCACTCAGCAATCTCAATTGTTGCAAGGCTTGGACTTGCGTGATCCGAAGTCTTTAGAGGCGGCGGCTATAGAGGCTAATCGAACGGGCAATACCCCATTGGCTTTTAAATTGCTTGAGTTGTCAGATGCGGCGCAAGTAAGGGCGCAACAGGCACAGGTTAGAGCACAACAGGCACAAACTCAAAGACAAACCTCTTTAGCTCAACTTATTGCACAACGTGCTTATGATCCAGGCACTGCGGAAAGACCACAGATGTTGGATGTTCAAGAGCGTGAACAGATGGCAGATCAAGGCACTCCAATGCCTGAGAACATTGCTGCGGTTGCGCCAAGCTATGACATTCGCAGAGTAGCTCCTCAATTGCAAGCACTTGGCGCACCTGGCCTTGCTCAACTAACGGCTGGATTAACAGCAGCAAAAGCAATGAGGCCAGAGACAGTATCAATTAAAGAAGGTGAAACACTTTACACAGTTCCAACTGAGGAAGGCCAAGGCTATAAGGCCATTGCTACTGGTGGCGAGAAGCCTAAAGCATTTACGGGAGATATGTCTAATGCAGCATTGCGTTTATATCAAACCAATGACCCTGCTAAGATTTTTGCTCAATATGGTCAAGCCGGACTTGATGCTGTTGAGAAAAAAGCCCTTGAAACAACTAAAGCTAAACAACCAGTTACTAATGTTACAAACACCGTCTCCAACAATATGCAAAGAGGGTTTGGAGATACTTTTACTGAAACCATTTCATCAAATATTAAAGCTGGACGGGCTGCCATTGCCGCAAATAGTGCTGTACAAAGTATGCAAACTTTGCTTGATGAAGGCGTAAGAACTGGATTTGGTCAAGATACCATGCTTCAGCTTGGTCGTGCTGGGCAATTCTTCGATCCCGAGTTCAAAATCAAGGGCTTGGCTGGACAAGAAGCGTTTCAATCATTTGCAACTGGTGTAATCTTGCCGCAAGTTAAACAGCTTGGCGTAAATCCAACAGATGCAGATTTGAAATTTATTTCTACAGGCTCTCCAGGTTTATCTAAGACTCCAGAAGGCAACAAATTATTGCTGTCTGCATTGCAACTTAAATTAAATCGTGAACAAGATTTAGCTAAGTTTACAAATCAATTTTTGGCTTCAAATCAAGAATTGGTTACAAAAAATCCCATACAAGCCTACACGAAATTTAATGATGCGTTTGACCAGTATACGCAAACAAGTCCGTTGTACGGGCCAGCGTCTGACTCTTTGCGTCAAAGATTTAATGCGCTTGGGGCTAGATCAACAGGAAATCCAGCAGCCCGTAATGCTCTTCAACGTGGCGGTCTTACAAATTAAGGGGTAACTTATGGCTTCGTTAAATGACCAAATTCTTGACTTGCGTGATGAGCTAGAGATAGCCAAGTCAGAGGGAAAGATCACCGACTCTGGCATAAAAATGCTTGAGCAACTTAACACCAAGAGTTTTACAACTGGTGGATTTGGGCAATTCTTACAGGGGTTAAGTCTTAATTTTTCTGAAAATGTCACTGGCGCATTGAAGTCTTATTTAACTCCAGGCCCAACTGAAATTTCTAAACAACTTCAGCGTGGCACACCAAGCCAGCCAGCCCCATCGCCCACAGATGTTGCCATTCAAATGGAACGTATCGGCCTAAGTGAGTATGCAAAAGAATCACCCGTAAAAAGCATTTCAGCAAACATTGGTGGTGCAGTTGTGCCTGCTTTGGTTACTCGAAAACCTGTAACTGGTTTGCCTGCACAAATGGGTCTTGCCGGAGCAGCAGGTTTTACGGCTGGTCTTGGAGAGTCAGAGGCTGAACTTTTTAGCCCTGAATCATTAAAATCCGGAGGATTTGGTGCAACAACTGCTGCGGCTGGTACGCTCATATTAAAACCAATTGGAATGGGCGCAGGAGCTGTGTACCGAGGCGTTGTAAAGTCTATCTTTAACAATCCTCAACGTCTTGGCACTGATGAGGCAAGAGGGCTTATCAAGCAAGCCCTTATCAATGACAAAGGTGGCGTGGATGAGGCTATCCAGTTTGTGCTTGAGCAAAAGGGTAAGCCTTACTCCATTGCTGATGTTGGCCCAAACACTAGAGCTTATTTGGATGCTGCAAACACCATTCCTGGCCCTGGCAAAAAACAAGCACAAGAGTTTTTGCAAAATCGAGACAAGGGCGTTCTTGCTCGACTAACCTCTGATTTGCAAGTTGCTTTTGGCTCTAAGGCTGCTTTCTTTGATGAGTTTAATGCGCTTAAAGATGCAAGGGCTGATTTGGGTGGAAAACTTTACAGCAGGGCATTACAAAAAGATGTACCAGTTACGCAAGAGTTAACTGATCTTTTCACTCGTCCAAGTGTGCAAGACGCTTATAACAGAGCTGTAAGAATTGCCAAAGAAGAAGGCATTAAATTGCCTGACGTAAAAGTTGTTAATGGAAAATTGCAAACATCAGCGGGCAATGATGTTACAAACATAAACACCACTTTTTTGCACTACATGAAGATGGGCTTAGATGATGTTGTTTTTACGGGTAAAAATCCAACTAGCGGTATTGGTTCAACTGAGCTTGGAAAAGTAAAAGGTACTCGGATTCAATTCCTTGACCAACTAGATGCTGCCAATCCAACTTACAAAAATGCAAGGCGAGTTTGGGCTTCGGACACTGCTGTGATGGACGCAATGGAAGAAGGTCGTACAGCTTTAAGCAAGCAACCCAAAGACGTTGACATCTTGCTAAATGACATGAAGACAATGACCAAATCAGAGATAGAGGGGTTGCGTCTTGGTGTTATGCAAAACTTGCTTGATCGTCTTGGTGGAGCGCAAACAGCGGCAACGGTTGTAGGCCCAACAGGTAACCCAGCATTAAAAATCATCAACGACCCTAAAAATTTACGGGTGCTTAGAGCAACATTTCCAAGAGATGAGGCTGGAGATAAGACTTTTGAGCAGTTTATGAAAAACATGAAGTCTGAAGTTGAGATGAAAAGCACATCTAGACAAGTCTTGCAAGGCTCACAAACAGCAGAACGAACACAGGCCATTTCAGATGTCAAGGCCGGAGGTCAGGCTGTGCGTGAGATGCCAGCTATGAGCGTTCAAGGTATTTTGATGAGAGCTTTGCAACGTGATTACGCCCAACTTGGCGATGCACAAACTCGGGCGGTGGCTGATGAAATGACTAGAATCTTGACAACCACAGACCCAAAGAAATTACAAATCATCTCCAAGCAATTGGCTGGTCGAAGTGTTTACGATGTAATTAGCAAAGACATTCCTGAGTTGTTGCCCGCACTTGGAAGGGCTGCGATTGGCCCATTCTCAATTGGATCAATGTCTGGCAATGTCGCTCCCAATATTGGGACAACAACTGGTTTGTTTGGTTCGCAATAAAAGGCGACTAAGGTGAGAGACTATGCCGAAGCATTTGTTGCGGCAGTCTGCATCATTTGCTTTGTCATCTTTTGTAGCTACATTATTGTTTGGGCGTACCCGTGAGATGGCTAATAGCACTTGTTTTAACCCTCTCACTTCACTCCACAGGAAAAGACCTTTGTAGTGTCAGAGAGTTTTATGGGATAGCTTACACAATTCACAACCCATCAGAGCGTCATCAGCAAATGACAATGTGGCTTACAAATCATCTGCACTTATGTAAAAGTACCGACTTTGTAGTAATTTGGAATAATCTATCAGAATGGGCGGGTACTGCTGATAGTGCATTGTTAAGGCATAAGGTTATTCAAGGATACAAGAACGCACTTGAGAGAGAAAAGAAATGATTACCTTGGACAAGTATTATCCAATGGTTCAACCAAGGCGTGACATTGAATCTGTTGCATTTGATAAGGCTGTTGAGAAAGTTCAAGAAGAATACAAACAAGCTGTTCAAGCAAACAAGATTGAGAAAGCCACAATAGAATTAGAGTTAGAACTGTATAACAAGAAAGCTAGGGTCAACCAGTTAGAGTTGGCAATGTTCAAAACTCGCAGATTAGACTTGTACGCATAAGGACAAACATGGTTACAAAGAAACCCCCTGCAAAGGTAGCGCCAGTTAAACGGCGTACACCCAAGCCAAAGGCAGAACAGACAATCAATGTGTCTGTTGCCGCGCCAGCTTCTGCACCAAAGCCTGAATCCAAGAAAGATGACAGCACTCTTGGCAAAATCATAGGTTTGATTGAGTGGGTAGACAACCCTTTCAAGCTGTTTACAGTCATTCTCCTTGCGTTTCTGGCCTTTGCAGGATACTTTGCATGGGACTCAAGGCAAGTCATCTTGCAGGCCATCACAACGCAAGACAAGATGCCCCAACTTGCAAAGCAGGAGAACTTACTTACCCCTGCTCGTAGTCTGATGAAAGATGTTGATGGCTTAGTTGTATTGGTTCATAAAGCCAATTTAGCAACAAACAGCCGCACCACTGTGCTGGCCCTGAACGCTGACGGATCAAGAGAGAAGTCAATGGAAGGCACAGTAACGTCCTTGTTTAACGCAAGCGCAGACCGAAATAGCGCAATGGTTGCCATGCTCAATGGTGAGGTTCTTTGCGAGGAGTTCAAAGCATCATCGAAGGTGGGTGAGTGGGGTATAAAGCAAGGGGTAAAGTTTATGTGCCGTGGAGCTATCCCACCAGACTTAGGGCATTTTGCAGGGTATGTAGCAATTGGATTTAAAGACAAGCCAGAGGATATTGCGGCTTTAAAGACTCGGATTAACTTGGCTTCAACTGATATGTCAGAGGAATAATTATGCTTTCACTATTTTCAACTCTTGGCGGCTTGCTTATCTCAGGCTTGCCTAAACTACTAGATTTCTTCCAAAACCAAGCAGATCAAAAGCATGAACTTGCTTTGGCTAGGATGCAGACAGAGAGAGAACTCCAGATGGCTGCGGCTGGCTTTGCTGCCCAAGAGCGTATTGAGGAAATCCGAACAGACCAAGTTGCCATGCAGTCTGAGGCTCAGATGACAGAGGCGGCTTTAAAGCACGATGAGAAGGTCTTAGAGAAGGCTTCCCAATGGGTTGCTTCCTATGTTGGTACTGTCAGACCCACAGTAACCTATATCTTTGTGTTTGAGTTAGTTGGAATCAATGCTTGGATTGCGTACTACATCTACAGCCGCCCCGCTTTGGTCACAAATATGGATGATTTGATTCGTTTGTCAGAGATTATTTTCTCTACTGATGAGATGGCTATGCTTGGGGGGATTATTGGCTTCTGGTTTGGCTCAAGAGGATGGGCTAAGAAATGAAGATTAGCAAAGAAGGCGAGCACCTGATGCACTTCTTTGAAGGCTACAGAAACAAGCCTTATCGTTGTTCTGCGGCTATTTGGACTGTTGGGTGGGGTCACGCTATGTATGCAGACCAATTAGCCTTGCCAAACGTGCGTAAAGAGGGTTACACAGGGCTTATCAGGTCTGATTACCAACTTAAAGGGGAAGACAATCGTGTATGGTCAAAAGAGGAACTGGTTGATTTATTCAAGGTGGACATCAATCTTTTTGAGCGTGGTGTTCTTCGACTTAGCCCTAATCTTGTTAGTCATCAAGGCAAATTCGATGCTGTTACATCTTTTGCGTACAACGCAGGTTTAGGGAACTACCAGCGTTCCACAATCCGCATGAAGGTTAATCGTGAGGATTGGGAAGGCGCAGCAGAGGCTTTTATGTCATGGACTAAAGCAGGTGGTAAGGAAGTGGCGGGTCTGGTCAAGCGCAGAGTAGCTGAGAAAAAGCTATTCCTTAGTTAGCGCCCTGTAAGCCTCAAGCGCCGTCTTCAGATCGCACTCAAGCTGTTGAATGCGGTCATCTTGTTCGCACAGTTTGACGTAGCACTCCCCTGCAAAGTCAACTAGGCTCTCGCGCTCCCAAATATCAAACTTGGGCATTTGAATTTGGCGCTTACGCCAGCCGCTTTGGTTAGTCATTGATCTCTTTCTTTGAAGGTGCGTCCAGTTCACGGCGGTAATACTTGGCTGGCATCTTGGCCTTTTTATCCAATTCTTTACGCAGCCACTCAGCGCCGCCGAGTTCTTGCAAAATCATCCAATGTCTATCTGACATCCGGACTTGTCTTCCCAATAGGGGTTCAGGTGGTTTCGGTCTTGGCATTTTGTCTCAGGTGTTTACCAGTTGATCGTCTGACCCAACAGAGTTGGCAGTTCCATTTTGCGCCCATATCAACGCCACCCTCTGGTGGCTTGTCAGCCTGGCAATTAGTGCAAAACTTTAGCTTATGCACAGGAGTGGGTAGGCCCATTTGAATCGGAGGCATCATCAGCGCACTCTCCGAAGTGGCTCTTGAAACTTCTCGGGTGGTGGAGGCAGCATTTTCTCACTTGGTGGTGTCCATCCGTGTTTTCTCCAAATGGCTTGAACGTCTGAGCCAGAAGACCATTTAAAGTCCTTGTTTGGGACTGACGGGTAACTGATTTTTGAATATGGTGGTTTTTCTAACATGATGTCTCCTTAAAAGGGGATTTGATCCCATTCCCAATGTTCGCACTCAACTGTGCCAGTGATCCACTCTAGCGGTGGTTTTGCTCCAAACTGCTTACAAATGCCTGTCTCAAAATTATTACATTGTTGGCAGTTGATTCTGATTGTATTGATCTGTTTGACCTGACTGTCCAAATGTCTCTTGATTGCGTTTATTTCAATTAAATTCATAGTCTTTGACCTCTGTATATTTTCCATTTTTACGGGTTGCGATCCTAACTGGTTCTTCAATGTTTTTAAACTCAAGCCACTCAAGCGCTTCTTGTGTGCCTGATGGCATAGACTTCTTCTCCCTTTGCATCCACCAGTTCTCGGCCTTTTGCCTAGCATAGCCAATGTGACTGAAACAAACCCATTCAGTAGCAACCCGAAGCAGGCCAGCGTAGTAATCAACCCTCAATGAGTCTGGCTTGCCTTCCTTTCGGTGCAGGCCGTAGTCAACTCGGGTTACATCGTGCCAAATCAGTTCTGAGATGCTTGCCTGATTCGACAAGAGCGCTGCCAATGAAACCCTTGCATCAATTGGTTTAGCCTCTTCCTCTCGGATTTGACCACCGCAATGAATGCAAACAAGAGCTGCGGGTGCATTGCGTTCACCGCAGTTTGGGCAGATGCTGTAAGGCGCTTCCTGTGGGCCTGACCTCTTCTTAGCCCTGCCTTGGATGGTGTCCACTGGCCCAAGGCGCTCAACTGTGTCGGTGAAGTCAAGCACCAGGCAGTCTGTCTTGCCGTCTGCAATTCGAGTACCCCTGCCCATGCCCTGCACATAAAGCACAGGCGACTTCGTTGGCCTGCACCAAATAATGCAGTCAACGTCTGGCACATCAAAGCCAACCGACAAAGCCAAGACAGTTACCAAGCAGTGAATCTCGCCATCCCTAAACTGGCGAATCAGGTCTTCACGCTCCTGTTTGGGGGTTTCACCACAAACAACGGCGCTCACAATGCCTCGGTAATTTAAGCGATCTGCAAGGCTTTCAGCGTTTTTGACACTCGGTGTAAAGGCTATCCATTTCTTGCGCTCTGAGGCGATTTTGATGGCTTCTGCGGCTACTTTGGACAGGTATTTTTCAACCTCGCGGGAAAGTTCGCCAACCTTGTAGTCGCCGTTGGCTATGCCAACATTGCTGGCATCAATGCGGGTTTCAATGCGATCTGGCGGGACAAGTGGCGCAATGAACTTGGCATCAAGCAATTCGCGCATGGACACTCGGCTTGCAATGCCTGTGAACAATGGCTCATCCCCATCGGTCAGCCAAACACCATTGCCCCTAAAAGGCGTGGCGGTCATGCCAACAGTCCTGAACTCGCAAAGTTCGCCTAACTTGGACAAGAAGGTGCGGTACATCCCTGCATCCCCTGCCTTCTGGCTCACCAGATGAGCCTCATCAATCACCACAGCCTTGATATTACCAAGCAGGTGAGATGCCTTGTGGATGCTACC